AAGAGAGCTTTAGGCCATCCTGTAATTGAAATTAATGTTGATGATGATCAAGTAGACGATAGAATAGACGAAGCTCTACAATTCTATCAAGAGTATCATCACGACGCAATAGAAAAAATATTTTTAAAGCATAAAGTAACAGGATCAACTTTGACGCTATCTGCCGCGGTTGCAGGTAATTTTACGGTCGGAGAAACTATTACTGGAAGTACTTCCGGTGCTACAGCCGCCATCTTAACCGCAGCCACAAGTACAACTAAAATTACCTATGCATCTCTAGGAGATTCAAATAAACCTTTTGTAGCAGAAACTATTACCGGAGGAACTTCAGCCGCGACGGCAACCGTTTCGACTATAGTTAAAGGCAACATAGAAAATGGATATATAGATATTCCAGAATTAGTCACTAATGTTGTGAGAGTATTTCCTTTAAGGGATGGTGATAACACTAATACTAATTTATTTGATGTTAACTATCAGATGCGTATGAATGATATACACTCCTTAGGATATATGGGATCACTGTTAGAATACTCGTTGACTAAACAATGGATAGCCATGATCGATATGGTGATTGATGTAAACAAAAAACACATTGAATTCGCAAGACATAGAAACACTTTAAGAATAGACATGGATTGGTCGGTTGAGACACAAACAGATCACTATATAATTATCGAATGTTATAGAATATTAGATCCTACAGTGTATACAGATATATACAATGATTATTATTTGAAACGTTATGCAACAGCCCTTATCAAACAACAGTGGGGTGCTAATTTAATTAAATTCGAAGGAATGGAAATGCCAGGTGGAGTAGTATTTAATGGAAGACAAATATTTGATGATGCCACTCTGGATTTAGAAAAATTAACTGAAGAAGCCAGACTAAATTGGGAAATGCCAGTTGATTTTATGACGGGGTAAATTATGGCCAGAAACGTATACTTTTCTCAAACCGTTAAATCCGAACAGAACCTCTATGAAGATTTAATCATAGAATCTCTTAAGATTTTCGGTCAAGATGTTTATTATCTACCTAGAACAATAATAAGTAGAGACGATGTCTTAGGGGAAGCTCGAGGTTCTAAATTCGATGATGCGTACATCATTGAAGCTTACATAGAGAACGCCAGTGGATTTGAAGGCACCGGAGATTTATATTCTAAATTTGGATTAGAGATAAGAGATGAAGCCACATTTATAATATCTAGAAAACAGTGGAATAAACTTATAGGAATCTGGGAAACCGGAGACGATTATCCTGTTCCTCAAGAAGGAGATATATTATTCCTTCCTATGACAAACAAATTCTTTGAAATTACTTTTGTCGAACACGAACAACCATTTTATCAGCTTTCTAATTTACCAGTTTATAAACTTCAATGCGCTTTATATGAATATAATGAAGAAGATTTTGAAACTGGTGTAGATGCAATTGATATTACTCAAGTTAAAAATTCTTATCAGGTCACACTAGACTATACAACTTCAAGTAATAATCACTTTAGTCAAGGTGAAACTATTAGTCAGGTCGTTAGTTCTGGTATTACCGTATCCGCCGAAGTACAAACAGTGAATAAACTATCTACTACCGGTGGTAGAATCGGAGTGTCGAATATAGCCGTAGCCGGTACAACCACAGCAACAGACTTCCTAGTATCAACTTCAATTCCTATAGTTGGTGGTACATCAACTCTATCAGCTTATATTTCAAAGGTATATGATATTGGAGATACTAGTTCGGCAGCCTTTATAGATCCTGCCGATGGTGGTGCGGAAAATATAGCATTTGAATTGGACGCAGATTCCTTCTTAGACTTTACCGAAAATAATCCCTTCGGCGACCCATCGGATACATACTAATGTTTGGAGCACACTTTTATCACGCAACCATGAGAAAATCAGTAGCGGTTTTCGGTACTCTGTTTAATAATATATCAGTTATTCGAAAAGACGGCTCAGGCGGTATTCTTAATCAAATAAAAGTACCTCTCGCGTACGGACCTAAACAAAAGTTTTTATCTCGCCTAGATCAAAATACTCAGTCCGATGCATCCATGGCGCTTAAATTGCCTAGAATGTCATTTGAAATTACTGATCTTGATGTAGATTTAAATAAGAAAGAAAACAAATTAAATAAAATCACCGCAGCACATGCCAGTGATGGAAATAAAAGACAACAAATACGAACACAAACACCTTATAATATAGGTGTACAACTTAATATTCTTGCAAAAAATCAAGATGATGGTCTACAGATACTAGAACAAATACTACCATATTTTCAACCAGATTATACGGTGACAATTAAACCTATCGATGGCTGGGCTGATTATAAACAAGATGTGCCTATAATTTTAAATACAGTTTCTATTCTAGATGAGTATGAAGGTGATTATGAAACACGTAGAGTATTAACATATACTTTAGATTTTACTATGAAAATGACATTTTATAGCGGAGTTGGAAATCAAAGTGTTATTAAAACAGTTGAAGTGGATTGGTTTAATCAAGCTAACTATTCTGAAAAATATTCAGGAGTAAATGTGAAAGTTAACCCTAAGACTGCTAAAGAAACAGATGATCATACAATAGTAACTACTTACGATCCTTTAGGAGTTCCGGATTCTTTTACTGCTATAGTAAATACAGTCAGCGGTACTTTCCAATTACAAGAAACTGTGACTGGAAGTGGTTCGAATAATAGTGGTGAAGTAGGAAGTTGGATTCCAAATGTACCTAGTCCAAATTCAACAATAGGTATAGCTATACCAACAGGACATTTTCAAATTGGAGAAACATTGACCGGCGGAACGTCTGGTGCAACAGCCGTTATTGCCTCATATACATAATATTATGAATGATAAAAAACAAGCTATAGCTGAAAGGCTAGAAAAGAATTTACCCGGAACACAAAGAACTGATTATATCACAAAGAAAGATATAAAAGATGATTATGAATTCTCGCGGTCAACATATAAAGATCTTATCAGTGTTGGTACCTACTCAATGGAATCATTGGCTGAATTAGCCCGTGAGAGTGAACATCCACGTGCATTTGAAGTATTGTCTAATCATCTAAAATCAATTGCGGACATTACTGAAAAGCTTATGAAGCTTCAGAAGAATAAAAAAGAATTAACACAGGACGATGTGAAGAGAGAAATAACTAATAACAATGTATTCGTAGGAAGTACTACAGAACTACAAAGGTTGTTATTAAATAAAGATGATGTGATAGATGCCGAACCTGAGGATTAAAAATAACGAATTCGGATATCTCGGTAACCCAAGTGTCAAACGAGACGGGGTTGTCTCAGACTTTACACTCGAAGAGATAAAGGAATATAAAAAATGTATGGGGAATCCCTCATACTTTGCTAAAAAATACATAAAGATAATTTCCCTAGATGAAGGGCTCATTCCATTTAATCTTTATCCATATCAACAGAAAATGTTCTCACATTTTAATGATAATAGGTTCGCGATAGTTTTAGCCTGTCGACAAAGCGGAAAATCTATATCTTCAGTTGTATATCTATTGTGGTATGCCTGTTTCCATCCAGAAAAAACAATTGCTATATTAGCTAATAAAGGAGCTATTGCAAGGGAAATGCTCGCACGCGTGACGCTCGCACTAGAGAATTTACCGTTCTTTCTACAACCAGGATGTAAAGCCTTAAATAAAGGAAGTGTAGAGTTTAGTAATAATTCACGAATTATAGCATCGGCTACTTCAGGTAATTCTATTAGAGGATTATCTATTAATTTACTATTCTTAGATGAGTTCGCCTTTGTAGAAAACGATGCACAATTTTATACTTCTACTTATCCTGTTATTTCTGCCGGTAAAGACGCTAAAATTATAGTCACATCCACGGCTAATGGTATAGGTAATGTGTATCATAAACTCTGGGAAGGGGCCATTACAAAGACGAATGAATTTAAACCTTTTAGAGTAGATTGGTGGGATGTACCCGGTCGAAATAAAAAATGGAAAGAAGAAACCATATCTAATACTTCTGAATTACAATTTGAACAAGAGTTTGGTAATACTTTTCATGGTAGAGGAAATACATTAATAAGTGCTAATCATCTATTAGCACAGAAAGCTGAAGAACCTATACATATAAAAGAGAATGTTCTCATATATAAGGAGACAGTAGAAGATCATGATTATGTATTAATGGTCGATGTTGCTAAAGGTCGCGGACAAGACTATTCTACGTTTAATATAATAGATGTATCCGTAGACCCTTTTGAGCAGGTTGCAACATTTAGAGACAATAATATATCTCCTATGTTATTACCGGATATAGTTTATAAATATGCAAACACATATAATGAGGCTTATGTTCTTGTAGAATCAAACGATGCAGGGATAGTAGTATGTAATGGATTATATTATGATCTAGAATATGAAAATATGTTTGTAGAATCTGCAATTAAAAAGGACGCTATCGGAGCAACTATGACCAAAAGGGTTAAAAGAATAGGTTGCTCTACAATAAAAGATTTGATTGAACAAAAGAAATTATTGATACGAGATGCACAAACAATTATAGAAATGAGTACTTTTGTATCTAAAGGTAATTCATTTCAAGCTAAATTACCTAATCATGATGACTTAATGATGAATTTAGTATTATTTGCCTGGTTTACTACGACAGACATATTTGCCGGTATATCTAATATAGATATGAAGGATATGTTGTATAAAGAACAATTGAAAGCAATTCAAGACGATTTGCTTCCATTTGGAATTATAAACGACGGCACTGGAGAAAAAAAACAAGGAGAAGGAGACGGAGAAGGTAATGTTTGGTTCGAAGAGAAATATAACAGATTTTCTTGAGTTTCTAAATATTATAAATATATCTGATTGAATATAATCTTATTATGTTAACTTATAAACAAACCTTTTTGAGAGGATAAAGCGATGGCATTTCAAGTATCACCCGGTGTACAAGTTCTAGAAGTAGACGCTACATCTGTAGTACCTGCCGTTTCTACCAGTATTGGTGGATTCGCTGGGTCATTTAATTGGGGTCCTGTAGCCCAAATTGTTAATGTTGGTTCTGAAAAAGAACTACATGAACATTTTGGAACACCTGACTCTGAGACTTACAAATACTTTCTAACTGCTGCGTCATTTTTAAAATATGGCAATGCATTGAAAGTTGTCCGAGTACTAAGTGGTCACGATAACGCGACTGCTGACGGCGCTGGACTTTTAATAAAAAATGATGCCCATTATACGGATTCTTCGTATGATACGGGTGCTGGATCTGTGGGAAGCTGGGCTGCAAAGTACCCAGGAGAACTCGGAAACAGCCTCAAGGTATCTATGGTTACCGAAGGAATTACTACTACCAATTGGGATAATTGGGCTTATAAAGGTAATTTCGACGCGAAACCATTAACTTCAACTTATGCAACAGACTTAGCTAGAGCCGCCAACTATGGCGACGAACTCCATGTTGTTGTTGTGGATGAAGATGGATTATTTAGCGGTACCGCAGGTACTGTTTTAGAAACATTTGCATTTGCTTCACAAGGATCTGACGCTAAGAAAGCTGATGGCACATCTAACTATTATGTAGATGTTATCAATAGTGGTTCTAAGTATATTAGATGGATGGATCATCCAACCAGTCTAAGTAATGCTGGATCTAGAATTGACACTACATCGGCAATTGCAGGATCTACTACAGCGATAGAGAATTCTCTATCCGGTGGATCTAATGATAACCTACCAACTGCAGCTGAAATTTTAGCAGGTCACGATCTGTTTGAAGACGCTGATACAGTTAATGTAAACTTACTCTTTGCATACCCCGACGCTAATGGTGCTAATACTATTGCAAATGATCTAATTGCTTGTGCTCACACAAGAAAAGATTGTATGGCTTTCGTATCACCACCTATTGCAGATTCACAAGGTGTAACTACACCTGAAGTTACTGTAGAAGCATGGGTTAACACAGATAACTCCGGATTAACATCAAGCTCTTATGCTTCTGTTGACTCTGGCGCTATTTATGTATATGACAAGTATAACGACACTTATCGATGGATTGGTGCAGCCGGACATATTGCCGGTCTATGTGCTAATACTGATAATGTAGCCGATGCATGGTATTCACCAGCTGGTGTAAACCGTGGTCAACTACTAGGTGTAACTAAACTTGCTTATAACCCAACGCAAAGTCAGAGAGATACATTATACAAAGGTAGGATTAATCCTATAGTATCATTACCTGGTCAAGGTACGATATTATTTGGAGATAAAACTCTTCTAAGTAGACCTTCAGCTTTCAATCGTATTAACGTACGAAGGCTGTTCAATACTCTAGAAAAAGCAGTCTCAACAGCAGCGAAAGCTCAACTATTTGAATTTAATGACGAGTTTACTCGAGCACAATTCAAGAATTTGGTTGAACCTTTCTTGAGAGACGTAAAGGGCCGCAGAGGACTAACAGACTTTTTAGTTGTTTGCGATAATACTAATAATACTAGTCAAGTGATTGATACTAATAGTTTTGTAGCTGATATTTATATTAAGCCTTCAAGATCTATTAACTTTATTACTTTGAACTTTGTAGCTACAAGATCCGGAGTTTCTTTTACAGAAATAGCCGGAACAACAGGTTAATAGGAGAAAATTATGGCAATTTTAGGCGTAGATGATTTTAAATCTAAATTAACAGGCGGTGGAGCAAGGCCTAACCTTTTCAAGGTTACGTGTAATTTCCCATCCTTTGTTACTGCTAAAGTTGAATTGACTTCTTTCTTATGTAAAGGTGTTTCAATTCCAGCTTCGACTATCGGACCTATTGCAGTACCATTCAGAGGACGTCAGCTTCAAATAGCAGGCGATCGTACTTTTGAACCAATTTCTATTACAGTAATTAACGATGTTAATTTTGAAGTAAGAAATTCTTTCGAACAGTGGAGTAATGGTATTAATGAACATAATCGAAATACAGGTCTTTCAAATGTGACAGACTATGTAGCCGATTTGGTCATTGAACAGCTAGACAAAGCCGGTGATGTAACCAAGAAATATGATATTCGTGGTTGTTGGCCAACTAGTGTTAGTACTATAGATCTGAGTTATGACTCTTCAGATGCAATTGAAGAATTTACAGTTGAATTACAGATTCAATATTGGGAATCAAATACCACAACATAAAAGTGGTATAAATACTATTAGAGGAGGATTCTTAACGAGTCCTCCGATAATATAGGAATAAATTATGGCAGAATTTTTCGGTTTTGAAATCAAACGAAAGGGAGCAAAAGGAGACCTAATTGATAGGCCGTCCATAGTTCCTCAGACGGATGAAGATGGTGCGGGTGTTATATCCACAAGCGGCCATTTCGGAACATACCTAGATCTAGCTGGTGATCAAGCTAAAAGCGAGATAGATCTTATTTTAAAATATCGTGATATAGCGGCTCAGCCAGAGTGCGATGCAGCTATAGAAGATATTGTTAATGAAACAATCATAGGCGACTATGATGAAGCTCCATGTAATATTATACTAGACAAGTTAAAAGTTTCAGATTCTATAAAAAAATCGATTAGAACAGAATTCGATCAAGTATTAAGACTTCTTAATTTTAATTCGTATGCACACGACATATTTCGTAAATGGTATACGGATGGAAGACTACCTTATCATGTAATTATAGATGAAGGTAATCCTAAAGCAGGAATTAAAGAATTAAGATATATTGATCCGATTAAATTAAGAAAAGTAAAAGAAATAGAAGAAAAGGATGATCCTAAAACTGGCGCTAAGATTATAGTTAAGCAACAGGAATACTTCATATTTCAAGATAATAGAATGGAAAGAAATAGTCAGGGAGTTAAAATACATCCTGATTCTATTATATATTGTACGTCTGGTCAATTAGATAGTGCTAGACAAAGAATATTATCATATTTACAGAAAGCAATTAAACCGGTGAATCAACTTCGTATGATGGAAGATTCTCTGGTTATATACAGAATATCACGTGCTCCTGAAAGACGCATATTTTATATTGACGTAGGTAATTTGCCTAAAGGTAAGGCAGAAGAATATTTACGTAATATTATGAATCAATATAGAAATAAGTTGGTTTATGATGCTACTACAGGTGACATTACAGATGACAAAAAACATATGTCTATGTTAGAAGATTTCTTCCTACCACGTAGAGAAGGTGGTAGAGGTACAGAAATATCAACCTTACCTGGTGGAGAAAATTTAGGTCAGATAGACGATATAGTCTATTTTCAAAAGAAACTATATAGAAGTTTAAATGTTCCTATTAATAGATTAGAACAGGAAGCTCAATTTAGTTTAGGTAGATCTACTGAAATATCTAGGGATGAAGTTAAGTTTAAGAAATTTATAGACAGGCTTCGTAAAAGATTCTCTGATTTGTTTATGCAGGCTCTTAAAACACAATTAATGTTGAAGGGAATTATTACATTACAAGATTGGCATGTCTTTAAGGAAGATATTGTATTTGATTTTATTGAAGATAACTTCTTTAGTGAATTAAAAGAATCTGAAATGATTCGTGATAGATTCGAACTTATAAGCACTCTAGATGAGTATGTCGGTAAATATGTATCAAATGAATGGATTCGAAAACAGGTCTTAAGACAATCTGAAGACGAAATAAAAGAATTAGACAAACAAATTGAGGCCGAGAGCGAACAAGAAGGTGAAGACCTTACTCTTGACATTTAATTTTTTATAAATATATACGAGGAAAAGATAATGAACACAGATGAGTTAATTGGTAATATTGCCAACAGTGATAACGTGAAAGCTAACAGTTCATTTGATGCGGTTATGGGTGAAAAACTTAAAACAGCATTAGATGCTAGAAAGATAGAAATTGCGACTCAACTAGGGTCTACTTCTACAGATGTAGAAGAGATTGAAGTTGAATTGAAAGGCGAAGAATAAAATGGCCTTTTCTTTTAAAGAACTGAGAGAAAAAATTAATCCTAAAGGTGTTATTGTAAAAAAATATCGTCTTGAAGATAAAGAGATAGTTATAACAAAGGATGATATTTCCTATTCTGTCTCAGTTGACGGTGAAAACCTCTATGATGAATTTGATAATCAAGTGGAAGCCGAAGAAGCGGTAAATGAGTTTTTAGAACTCTTAACTGGAGAATAAAAGAATTATGAAATTAATATCAGAATATGTAAATAGTCCGTTAGAAGTTTTAATTGAAAACAAGAACGGAAAGAAGAGCCTTTATATAGAAGGTGTATTTATGCAGGCCGAGCAAAAGAATAGAAATGGCCGCATATACGAAAAAAAGATTTTAGAATCTGCTGTTAACAAATATGTTAAAGAGCAGGTTTCGCAAGGTAGAGCCGTCGGAGAATTAAATCATCCGGAAGGACCGACAGTTAACCTTGACAAAGTTTCACATAAGATCACGAACCTGGAATTTCAGGGAAATGATGTTATAGGAAAAGCATCAATACTTAAAACCCCTATGGGAAAAATCGTCGAAGGTTTACTTGAAGGTGGTGTTAAGCTTGGTGTATCAAGTCGTGGTATGGGAACTCTTGAGAACCGTAGAGATGGCATGTACGTGAAGTCTGACTTTATGTTAGCTTCAGTGGACATAGTCCAAGACCCCTCTGCTCCTTCTGCTTTCATTAATGGAATCATGGAAGGCGTAGACTGGATCTGGGACAATGGCATCTTGAAAGCTCAGGAAATTGAAATAATTGAGACTGAAATAAAACGTGCTCCTGCAAGGGCTTTGCCCGCGTTAGAGATAAAAGCGTTCAAGAATTTCCTCTCTAAACTTTAAAACTCAAAATAGAGGAATAGAATTATGTCTATGACTAAAGCAATAAATAATATAGTTGAAGACGTTTCTACAGAAGTTCAAGAAGAACTTACTCCTGAGGTTGAATCCGAAGAAGTAGGTGAAGAAGTTCTTGAGTCAATTGAGTCTGAAGTTTCTGATGAAGCTGAAGAGGAAATTGAAGAAGTTGCCGAAGCTAAAGTTAAAGAAGATGAAGAAGATGAAGAAGTGGAAGAATCCGCTCCTGAAGTTTCTTCTATGCCTAAAACTAAAGCTGGTGTAATTAACGCTGCTGTCGAAATGCTTAAAGGACTAGGCAAGCACGAAGCGCAACAGATGTTTGCAAAAATGACAAAAGTATCCGAGTCTGAAGATGACGGATCCGTAGATAAAGCAGTCAAAAAAGCCACTAAGGCTGTTGACCCTAAAGCGAAAGCTAAAGCTGAATCTGCAGACTGGAATGAAGACTTAGATCTTATAGTAGCTAATGAAGCTACGTTGTCAGATGGATTCCGTGGGAAGGCTGGAGCTATCTTTGAAGCCGCTTACACTAATAAAGTAAGTGTTGAAATTGATAGACTAGAGTCTGAATATGCGCAAAATCTTGAATCAGAAGTAACTGACGTTCAAAATGAAATGGTAGAGAAGGTAGATTCTTATCTTAACTACGTAATTGAAAATTGGATGAAAGAAAATGAAGTAGCAGTTCAACAAGGTCTCAGAACTGAGATCGCTGAAGAATTCATGACTTCGTTGCAATCTGTATTCAAGGAACATTATATTGAAGTTCCAGAAGGTAAGGCTAATCTGATCGACGATCTCGCTGATCAAGTTGCTGAACTTGAAGAACAACTCAATAAATCCACAGATGATAATATACGTTTAAATGAAAAAGCTCAATCTTTTGAAAGAGCTTCGATTGTACGTAAATTGTCCTCGGGCTTAGCAGATACTGACGCTGAAAAACTAGCTGGATTGGTAGAAGATGTAGATTTTGAAGATGCTGATACTTTTGAAATGAAAGTAAAAACCATCAAAGAATCTTACTTTAACCAAGATAGCCCAGTAACAGTGGATGAATCTGATGCATTAGTTGGAGAAGACTCCGGAACTGAAGTTCCTACGTCCAACACAATGAACGCATATACTCAAGCCATAACAAAACACAATAGTTAATCAATAACATTTAAACTTAGAGGTAATAAAAAATGTTTAACGCAGACCAAAATCTAATCGAGAAATGGTCACCAGTATTGGATCATGAAGATGCTCCAGCCATTGGCGACAAATATCGAAAAAGCGTTACTGCACGCCTTCTTGAAAATCAAGAAGTAGCCCTAAGGGAAGAAAGGAACCAAAGATCATTTGGACAACTAGACGAAACAGCTGCTAACGCAACTGGTTCTGGAGTTGATAATTTTGATCCGATCCTTATTTCTTTAGTAAGGCGCGCAATGCCTAATTTGATTGCTTATGATATCGCAGGCGTTCAGCCTATGAGTGGACCAACAGGTCTTATCTTTGCAATGAAATCAAGGTATTCAACTCAAGGCGGTACT